CAGCGCCTACGCCTGATGGCTGGAAGTCGATATACTTTCCGGTGCTTTCAACCAGACCAAAGACGTTACCCTTGATCAGCGAGCCAACCAGGGCCGCAGAGATATGCGATGCATTCCCAACAGTCGTGCTCTTAGGCTGGAAGAAGTTCTCCAGGATCCGCCAGCGGCGCGGAGCAGCCACACCGGTATTGATCGAATCCTTGATTGCCACGCCGGTCAGGCTCTCGAACACGCATTTTTCAACGGTAAGGTTGAAAATGCCGTCGAATGAGTGGATGCCATCTTGTCCGCTGCGGAAGTCGCAACCAAAAAACGTCGCATGAGAGGCGTCATACTCGCTGGCGCCCGCTGAAGAATTGCGAGCCAGCTTTACCGCTGCAGCGTCGACGGGGCAATCGAACAGGATGTTGTAGAACTTCCAGCCGCGTCCGCGCACCTGGAGCAGAGGAGTGGCAGCGGTCGGTGATGCAGGCGGACGCCAGCAGGCGGCACCGGGATGGTAGCCGGCTGCAGGGAGATCTGGGTGATGCAGGGAGCCAACACCGATAATGGAGATATCGAATTTCAGATTGGACCCGATCAGCTCTTCACGGACATCGCCGGTGAAGTAGATCGCCCCGCCGGTTTGAACAGCAGAGAGAGCCTGGCTCATGGTTTTGAAAGCAGACCGCCAGGTCTTGCCATCGAAACCATCTGAACCATTGACCGTATCCACATAATATGCCTGGCTAGGGAAGCCAGACAGCATGCTGAGATTTTGGTTCAGCACCTGGAGAGAATTCAAGCCTTGAATTGGTAGCATAGCTACTCCTTTGTTTCCTCAGCCGGTTTCTCGGCTTCTTCATTCGACTTCTCGGCAGGTTCCACTGGATCCGAAGGCTGTTTCGCCTTATCGTCCAATTTATCAGCCGCGAGTTTTGCCGATTTTTCGGCTTTCGCTTTTGCGGCCCGCTCTGCCCTCTTATCCGATTTATCAACCGGAGGAACATCATGGGGCGGGTCAGCCGGTTTCTCGGCTTCGGCAGGAGGATCGCTCACCAATACAAAGCCGCTCTTGAGATAGCGATGAACATCGCCCTCCTGCACCTCGATGGTGATGCCATCCTTGTAAACCTTGGCTATTTTGTAAACTTTAGCAGCCATGGTTACGCCTTATTGTGGATGTACACACCGTCCAGCTTGTTGTCCATCACGAATGCATCGTGGTAGAGCCGGTACTGCCACAGGTGGCCATCCGACTGCTGGTTGACTTCGGGAGCGAAGTACTTGACTTGGTTCAACTTGGTGGCCTGCAGAACTGCGGATGGGTGCAGCAGCATGAAGTTCAGGTCCTTACCGCTTGCGACGTTTTTAATGAAACCGCCAGCGCTGCCAGTCGCGCCCGCATTGAGGGTGATCGCGGTGTAGAAGCGAGCCTGAGGTACTCCAACGATGGTCATGTCGTCCAGCATACGCAGCCGGCGATCAACGCTGCCCTCGGTGCTCAGAACACGGGTGACGGCAGACTCCAGATAGCGCTTGCAGGTTGAAGAAATATACAACATGCGACCTTCGCTCGGAACTTCTTTTTCGTCAAGCGCCAGTGCAGCAGCATCGATGGCAGCCAGGATCGTTGCGGAGGAGAGAGTACCGGGAGTTGCAGCCTGGATGCTGGCGGTCGAGGCATACTTGGCAAAGCGGTAAGCGTCGATTTCTGGGGCGACTTTCTCTTTCATCCAAGTGCGGATGAGATTACCCAGCATCAGACCGAGGCTTTCATCGTTATCCATGCGATCGATGGAGAAAGACCGGCCACGCTCGCAAGCCAGGAGCATCGCTTCCCATGTGGCGGTAACATCGCCGGCAGGATAGCCAGTTGCCCGGCTATAGGTACCCAGACCAACGGTAGAAAGCTTCATGACCTTGACGGTCGCTTTTCCGTTGAAATCGGGGGAATCCTGGGTGATTGCATCCAGGGGGGCGGTCACCGATTCGAGCTTATAAATCTCGTCAATGAGCGCCAAGAAGGTAGTTACGTAATCGATTGAGTTAGCCATTTTTTATTTTCCTTTATCTGGCAGGCCGGCTCCCTTGCGCACAGCCGCCGTGAATGCATCGGTTGTAACGGTTTGGTTGTTTCCACCAAGAACAATCTTGGGGTCGGGCGTCTCGCCCTGGAACAGGAAATCGTTCTCGGATTTGATCTTCTCGATCTGCTCTTTCAGGCCACTGATGGTTCCATCGTCAGCCAGTTTCAGCAGATCTGCATTCAACAGCGCCTTGACTGCCTTGGCATTCTTTGCCTTGGCCCCAGTCAGTGCACCATCTAATGCATGGTCAAACTTGAGCTGGGCAACCTGTTTAGCCGCCTCGGCTTGCGCCTGCTCCGCCTTGGTTTTCCATTCATCGGCGGCTTTCTTGACGCCTTCGACATCAAGCTTCTTGAAGCTCTCAATCTGTACGCCGGCTTCGGTAAGCTGCTTCTTGGTTCCGTCGAGCTCCGTCTGAGCAGCTGTCAGCGCTGTTTCCGCCGTGGTCAGTTTGCTCTTGTGGCTCTCGATATCGGTGCCGTGAATGGCCATGATCTTATCGACCACATCTTCGGCAATACCCAGTTTGATCAAATCTTCGCGTTTCATTCCTGTTCTCCTCTTGATTAGCACTACGTTTCTTTTACGTGTCACGAGCACATGGTGTTGGCTAGCGTACGTTCTAACCCAACGGTTTTTTGTCGGATAATGAAATAAAAAAACGCCACGCCTTCGAGATGTCTCTCGAAAGAGCGTGGCGTAAGTCCCACTCTAGAAGTTGCGCCCCACCTTAGGCGTGACGCTGTAAATTAGTTATAGTATAGCAACAATTCTTAAAAAATCAATCGTATTTAGGCGTTTCTATAGAAACATTCTTTGAACATAGTACTGTATGACGCTTTTAGAACCTAAAGAATTACCCGATATTGGAAACATTTGCAGCATCCTGTTTCTGGGAACAATTATACTTTGCCTTAATATTTTGCTCGTACCAAACGATATATTGCCTGCAAAATGAATATATGAGCTGAAGGAATGACCGCATTTCAGTACTCATTGACCTTCTCCGTCCTCCGGGTAAGGCTCCCGAATACATTCGTGGCCAAATTCGGCAGGTTCCATCGCATCACCGCCCTGCAAATCCGCCATAAGCTGGACTTTGATTAGATCGTTTTCTAAATATAATCTCATCCAGACCGCGCCAATTGGCTTCGGAACCCCGCCTCGTTCAACTGACCAACCGCCCGAGCCGTCGGCATAATCTTGTTTATAACCAGGGATCCGAACATGGTGCTGAATATCGAAGAATAATTTCCCCTTGCTGCTTATTCTCTCCCTACTAATTGGGACGTAGTAATTATTATGGCTGTGACCATTGACAACGATATCAGCATCGGGAAGATACACTGCTTGGCGGTTCGTTTGGATCACTCCTCGGGTAACCGGTGCTTCACCGCCTGCGCCATGAAAATACTTAAGTCGTTTTGAAGAATGGGGGTTGCCATCTCTCGCAAATAAGAAACGAATCCAGCCGCCATATCCGCCTGTACACACATGCCCTTTATGCTCAATATTAAGCGCGTAAGCAAGTCTATCCATCAAGTCAGTGTTCGCATTTTTGAGAACAGATGTTTCGTGATTGCCTCGGGCTAAAAGAGATATAAGGGATGCATAAGGTTCCAAGAACTGTTCTATATCCTGGATAACGAAATCATAATAATCATCCCTTCGATACTCCGGTCGCAACTCTTTCATCGATCTTCGGGGATCAAATCTTCCTTGCATTGCATCAAACAAATCTCCAAAGACCATGATCAATGCACGACGCTCAATAGCTTTATTGAGATGAGTTGTCAGGAGCTCACGATTGCAGTAAACACTATCAAAATGCACATCGCTCTGAAGGAGGAGCCATTGTTCCCATCCTGGGTAAACATCAAAATAAAGAGATAAAACATTTCCGGCCATCTCGGATTTCATGTGTTATACCTGTTCCCTCACCCGCTGACGCTGTAGTTTGGTTTCTTTGATGAATTTGCGCATCTGCGCTTGCCATTGTTCTACTTTTGCCATTTCGTCTACATTAGCCTGGCCAGCTGCTTCAAGCGCTCCAGCCTGGCGCTTCCAGAAGCGGATCTTGCGTTCGATACCCCGCTGCACCTGGGTGGCCTCATACATGCTGGTTTTTTCTTCGTTCAAAGTGACTGTCTTTTTCGCCAGGCTCTCCCGGTCCACTTCGTCGTAAGCGTTCTCGGAAATCCCCTCGAAAAATGGATAGAATGAATGCCTGCAATTCCAGCCTCCCAGACCTGCCCCGGTGCCGTAACCGGTACTCTCCACAAATGGCGGATACTTCTTGCTTGTCCCTGATCGGCTGAATATCTTGCCCTGCCATTCGGCATGAGAAGGCCTGGCTCCGGCGTGGGCGCTGGTCTGCACCAGGTCGCAGCCCA